GTAAACCCCGGGGAGGGGAAGCGAAAGCTGAAACTCTCCGTCTATCAACAACAATCAATCAAGGAAATACTAAAACATCATGGCAATCGATCTCGACGCAATCCGCCGCAAGCTCGGCGAACTCTCTGGCAAGAACAACAAGCGTGACCAGCAGTGGAAGCCCGAGGAGGGTAAGGAGTACACGGTACGACTCCTCGCATTCCAGAACAATGACGGTCAGCCCTTCAAGGATCGCTGGTACTACTACGGCGTTGGCAACAGCCCGGGCATCCTCGCTCCCTTCCAGTTCGGCAAGCCGGACCCGATCAAGGAGCTTCGCAGCAAGCTCTACGATGAGGGCAGCGACACGAGCCGTGAGCTTGCGAAGAAGGTCGCTCCGAAGATGCGTACCTTTGCCCCTGTCATCGTTCGTGGTGAGGAGGACAAGGGCGTCCGCATCTGGTCCTTCGGTAAGATGGTCTACCAGGACATCCTGAACCTCATGCTCGATGAGGACTACGGTGATGTTACCGATCCGCTCGAGGGCCGCGACATCCGCGTCTCGGTCTCGAAGCTTCCCGGCAAGCAGTTCGCCGACACGAAGATCTCTCCCCGTGCGAAGGTTGAGCCCCTTAGCCGCGACTCCGCTCAGGCGAAGAAGTGGCTCGAGGCGATCCCGGAGGTCGATGAGGCTGTCAATCTCAAGTCCTACGAGGAGATCGAGAAGATCGTCAACGATTGGATCAACGGCGGCGGATCGAGTGACACCGGTACCACCCGTGGTGGTCCGGCTCCTCGTACTGAGACCGACAGCAAGCTCGCAGCTTTCGATGACGATGATCTCCCGAAGACGAGCAAGAAGACCGGCTCCGGTCCGAAGGCAGCAGCCCGTGATCTCGATGATGCGTTCGCTGATCTCGAGGACAGCGGGTTCTGATTCCAGCCTCTGATGGCTGATGCGAGGGCGGAAGGGGTTAATCCTCTCCGCCCTTTGCACATTCTGACCTAGCAATTTAGAATACCACAGGAGTCACAATGGCAAAGAAGGATACTGCAGCAGCGAAGACGGCTGCTGATGATTTCACCAGCGAGCTTATCTCATCCCTTAACAAGGATCATGGATCACGGATTGCCTACAACCTGGCAGTCGATACGTCACCGACGCATGTGAAGCGTTGGATCTCGAGCGGTTCGAGGCAGCTCGATCTTGTCGTCTCGAACAGGGCGAACGGCGGCTTACCTGAGGGTCGTATCGTGGAGATCTTCGGGCCTCCGTCGATCGGAAAGTCACACATCGCAACGCAGATCGCCCGGTCCACGCAGTCGATGGGCGGTATCGTGGTCTACATCGACACTGAGAACGGTACCTCGGTCGAGAACTTGGCTGCACTCGGTGTCGATGTCTCGAAGCGGTTCGTCTACGTCGATACCCACTGCACCGAGGAGGTGCTTGATATCGCTGAAAAGACGATCCTGAAGGCGAAGGCGATGGCGAAGGACGTCCCGATCACCATCATCTGGGACTCGGTCGCAGCGAGCTCACCGAAGGCTGAGCTCGAGGGCGCCTACGACAAGGACACGATCGGTCTCCAGGCTCGAGCGATCTCGAAGGGCATGCGCAAGATCACCGGTGTCATCGGCGACCAGAACGTCCTCTTCGTCATCCTCAACCAGATCCGCACGAAGATCGGCGTCATGCACGGTGACCCGACGACAACTCCTGGCGGCATGGCGATCCCGTTCCATGCATCGGTTCGTCTCAAGCTGGGAGCCGGCTCCCACATCGAGAACAAGCAGGGTGAGGCGATCGGTATCAACGTGTGGGCGAAGACGATCAAGAACAAGGTCGCACCGCCTTTCCGTAAAGTGGAGTTCCGCATCATCTTCGGTAAGGGCATCGAGGAGCATGAAGAGGTGTTCGACGTGCTCCGCGAGCATGGTCCTGACATGGTGAACGATCATCAGGTCTCTGTCGAGGGTACATCGGCTTGGAAGACTATCAAGGTCACGAACGAGAAGAATGAAAATATCGTTGAGAAGAAGTTCTACAAGGCTGATTTTGGTGATCTCTGGAAGGACCCGCAGTACAAACCTTGGATCGATGGGCTTCTCGAGAAGGCACTCATCAGAACAACGGTGAACACCGGCGATCTTGACATCGATCCTGAATCGTACGAGGAGATGCGAGCTCTCCGCGATCAGATGGTCGGTGCTGACATCGATCCGGAGGCTTAAATGCTCGGTGGAAGGCCCACTTTACTGGTGGATGGGCTCAACTGCTTCACACGCCATTTCTGCGCGAACCCAACGTTGGGTGCGAACGGGCAGGCTGTCGGCGGTATCGTGGGCTTTCTCAACGAGTTAGGCCAGAAATGCGAGTTTCTGAGCCCAAGACGTGTCATTGTCGTCTGGGAGGGTGGAGGTTCTCCCAGACGACGGGCACTCTTCGCTGAGTACAAGACGAAGCGGAAGCCTCAGAAGCTCAACCGGTACTACGAGGGTGATATTCCAGATACGGTAGGTAACCGAAACTGGCAGGTTGCGACTCTCGTGCAGCTCCTGAAGCTCCTGCCCGTCCAGCAGAGTTACGTCACCGACTGCGAGGCTGACGACGTCATCGCTTACGTGGCGAGATACCGTCTGAAGGACGACCCTTGCGTCATCATGTCGTCCGACAAAGACTACTACCAGCTCCTTGACAATCGTGTTCGAGTCTGGAGCCCAACCTCGAAGTCTTTCGTGAATGAGCCCGACGTTCTGGCGCGTTTTGGGTGTACAGCTCGAAATTTCGTCGCGACCCGGTGCTTTGTCGGCGACGGTGCGGACGGTATTCCTGGGATAGACGGAGCTGGCTGGAAGACCATGGCCAAACGCTTCCCGGAGGTCGCTGGAGAGGCTTTGCTGGGTCCGGATGATATTGTCGGCCTGGCCGAGAGCCGCGCCTCCCCAAAGGGTCCGCAGTTGTTCAGGAGCATAGTCGCGGGCGCCGGTGAGGCGCGTCTCAACTGGCAGCTGATGAACCTCGATGTGAGCAGCCTATCAGGCACGCAGGTGGGAAAAATCGACTCTGGACTCGAATCATTCAGTCCTTCCGCCAATAAAATGGAATATCTCAGGTTGCTGGTCAAGTCCGGTATCAATAATTTCGATCGCGACCGAGTTTTCTTCCAACTGACCAGTCACCTCCTTCATACTTAAGAGAGCTCATGACTTCAACTGAAATTAACGCGGGCGAGGCTCTGTTTCGCCAGTATGGCAAGTCGTTTCAAGAGAAAATTTTCCAAGGGCTGCTGACAGATCACACCTGGGCTGCCCAGATGGTCGAGGTTATGCGCCCTGATTACTTCGACCTGAAGTATCTGGCGTTCCTCACCGATCGTTACTTCAAGCATTACGAGAAGTACAAGTGCTTTCCAACGATGCAGCTCCTCGTGTCGATCATCAAGGAGGATCTGCAGCAGGGTCCCGATGCGATCCTCAAGGATCAGATCATCGACTTCCTGCATCGCATGAGGGCGAACCCCGATCCTGGTGATCTCGGCTACACAAAGGAGAGATCTCTCGATTTCTGCAAGCGGCAGGCTTTCCGAGAGGCGCTCGAGAAGGCGGTCGAGATGGTGGCGACGGACAAGTTCGAGTCAGTCGTTGACCTGATGAAGAAAGCCGTCTCCGTCGGTATGGCGAACACCACGGGACATGATTTCTTCGAGGACGCCGAGGCTCGCTTTGTGAAGATCAATCGCAATCCGTGTCCGACAGGCCTCGACGTCCTCGACAGCAAGGACATTTTCCGTGGCGGGCTCGGTCGTGGTGAGCTTGGGGTCGTTGTGGCGCCGACAGGCGTCGGGAAGTCACACTGGCTCACTGCGATGGGCGCTCATGCTCTCAAGATGGGGAAGAACGTCGTCCACTACACGTTCGAGCTCACCGAGACGGCTGTCGGTCTTCGTTACGATTCGAACCTCTGCGGGATTCCATCGAATGAGGTGCCCGATATGAAGGAGGACGTCCTCAACACGTACAAGACAATGGATCTCGGGCGTCTCATCATCAAGGA